GAGACTCAGAAACTTTTTTCAGAAAGCTTTATATTAAAATTTTTTTCTCGAGAATTTTTCAGCCTGAAACCTTTTTTAATATATAGTAGTATGTTAATATAATACGGAGTTAACGATATCCCACTTAATTTGTAATATCCCCAACCAAAAGGTTTGGGTACGCCGTGAATACCTCAGAGATCTCGAGGATGGTCACGGTGAATTCGTCGAAGGACACTGGGTTACAGCAAAATCCATACCCGGTCGTGCCTTCTATTTTGAAACATTCTTACCTGAGTACGGTGCCTTATTCGATAAGTTACCGATCAGTGCATTTGTTGCATCACCCGAGACACCCGAAGTTGATATGGCTCTACCGGACCTACAGTTCTGGAATTGCATGGACTACGGTGTTACATGTATACAGAAGCAGTTCATTGGATCTATGGACTACGAGGTATATACAAAGAATCACGGATTTGTAAAGGGTTCTTATATTGCTACTCTTGATAACTATCACATCCATGCGGACGAGATTGATTACTCTACTGCGGAACAACCCGATGAGCACAAGTCTTTCAACTTGCTTGAACTTGAGAATGGACAGTTTGCTTTATATCCGAACAACCGGATGCGAGTGTATGATAACAGTTTGACACCAAAGAAACCAAAGATGCCTGACTTCAAAGTGTCTACGGAATACTATCAGGTCGAGAATGGTAATGAGTACAGGCTTGGAGATACCGAAGAGTACTTCTACGAGACGGAGAAGCCTGAACTGAAGGATTCCGTTCCGAGTCATGGGATACTGAGTCAAGGGTGTTAAAAAAAATCCTGCGAAAAAAAATGCGACTTAAATGAAAAAAGTCCTTTACATCTCTTAAAAACTGTGGTATAATAGATCTATAAAATAAAAAAGGAGCTACTTATATTATGAACGAATACCAAACTTGCATATACACTCAGGATCGTCTCACCAAATCAATTACACTCTCCGTAGTTGAACGCGGTTACAGTGAAAAAAACTCAACTGATAACGCATTTGATACTTTTAAGTGTCTCGCTTTAGATCCAAAAGAAATATTATTCAGTGAAACAAAGGCGATATAATTATGTTTATCGTATACGTATTTCGAAATGATGAGATGATTACACGAGCTGATTGCCACGACATGAAACACGCAATCGACATGATGAAAACCACCGTCGAGGTTTGGTGTGAAAAGCCCGGGTATCGAGTCACGGTCACTCATGAAAAAAATTCAAATTAAATGCATTTTTTCCTTTACATTAAGTTAAAAGTGTGGTATAATAGATCTATAAAATAAAAAATTAACTATTTAACGGGAGTTTAAATTATGATATCAGTAACAGTCACATACGATGCAGCAGTACCTTACAACGCGGCTTCAATCGATGTTCCAACAACCAACATTAACGAAGCATTGAACTATGCTTTCAGGTACACTCAAAACACCGATGGTTCTTGGTCAAACAAGATCGGCAGCGATGCCAACGAGAATGTCACCGTCCTTCACTACTTAAATAGTGGTCACGGTTTGAGAAGCTCATCAGTCGGTGATACTTTTACTTTATGGTTTGACGGTAGGAAATTTAAAAAGTTTAAGTGTATGCCTATCGGTTTTGAGGAGGTCGCTTAATGAAAACATTTATCGCATTCTTTATAATATTAGCCGCAGTCATGGTAGTCGGCGCAATCGAAGATCCATGTACAACCGAAGGTCTTGCACCCGGTTGTATCGAAAAAATTAATCAATAGCCAAGGAAGGAATTATATTATGGCACATCAAGTAGAAACAATGGCGTATGCAGGTGAAGTACCGTGGCACGGCCTAGGTGTAGAAGTCAGCAACGATCTTACACCGAACCAAATGATGAAGAAAGCTGGTCTTGACTGGACGGTCGATCAGATTGATTCATACGCAACTCTACCAAACGGTAAGAAAGTTGCAACAGGCATGAAAGCCTTAGTGAGAAGTTCAGACGATAAAGTCTTGACTAACATTGGTCAGATCTGGAATCCAGTTCAGAACGAACAAGCTTTTGAATTCTTTTCAGAGTATGTTCTTGCTGGTGATATGGAAATGCATACAGCAGGTTCACTTAAAGGTGGACAGATGGTATGGGCTTTGGCTAAAGTCAAAGAGTCATTTGATCTTTTCGGTGGTGATAAAGTTGAGTCTTACTTGCTTTTCTCAAACCCTCACTTATATGGTAAGTCTATTGATATTAGATTTACACCAATCAGAGTTGTATGTAACAATACACTTTCCCTTTCACTCGAGGCACAGGCTCAAAGGTCTGTAAAAGTTGGCCATAGAGTTGAATTCAATGCAAACGAAGTTAAGAAAGCTCTCGGCATTGCTTCTGATAAGTTGAAGACTTATAAAGAAATGGCTGAGTTTCTCGGTTCCAAGAGATACAACATCGATTCTCTTGTCGAGTTCTACAATACAGTTTATCCAAGAACTGCGGATAAGAGAGTTCAAAATAAATCTCTTTCCATGGAGACTCTTTCCAAGAACGCCATTGCATGTTACGATGCATTGGAACAACAACCTGGCGCAAAGTATGCCGAAGGTTCTTGGTGGCAGGCTTTCAACTCAGTGACTTATGTTACTGATCACCTACAAGGTAGAAACTCTGATAACAGACTCTACTCTTCATGGTTTGGTGGAAACCAAATCAAAAAAAGAAATGCTCTTAACACAGCATTAAAGTTTGCAGAGGTTGCATAATGACCGATGGTCCTTTGCAACGAGCATTTGATCTCCTAGACAGTGAAGGTGTACTGTCTAGGGAACTCACAACGTTTAAAATTCGTAATGGTCAACTAGTAAAAGAAGTCATAACACGAACTTACTATAATAATGACTATATTGATAAAACAGCAATAACCCCAATGTGTAAAGTAGAAGGAGAATTATAATGGGTATCGTAGCATTAGTTCTTGGAATGTTCAGTATGGACACACAAGAGTTTAGAGAAACATCCAACGCTCAAATGAAAGACGGATATAAATGGGAGTACGTTGGTAAGACAAAACCATCAGGCGTTCCTGCAATTACCATGAAAGCAAATGGTGAAGAGTATATTTTATGGAAGTTAAAGAAATGAGTGAAAGAACTAAAAGCTTTGTAATGTATGGAATGGCTGCGTTTGCGTTCTTCCTAGCATTAATGCATCTCGTTAAAGAAGCTCGAGCAGATCAGCCTTATCAAGTTAATGTCCAAGATTATACTAAAACTGTAATTAAAAGAACACCACAGGTTGTCGAAGTTTGTTCTGAAAGAAAAGTATCAGGAGACAAAACTGGTGATGCTGTTATGGGTGCTATCATTGGTGGCATTATTGGTAACAACATAACCAAAGATTTACCTGACGGTGGTACTGCAGGTGCAATCATCGGTGGATTACTTGGTCATCAAAACAGTACTGCGAATGATGGTACTAAACTTGTTTGTAATAAGACGACAAGATATAAAGAGTCAATGGAAACTATCTATTCTCATTCAATTATAACTTTTAATTATCATGGAAAAAATTATACAGTGAGGTTTCAAAAGTGAAAAAACATAAACCAGAAATGATTGCCGCATGGGCTAAAGAAAACGGTATACGAGGATACGAAAACTACGATCCTCAATATCGAAATGATAGAAGAAATAATTCTTCTCAAAAGAAAAGGTTTAACAAAAGTGTAACATTCAAACGGCGTGGTCGTTAATACATATTAGTATGAACGAATTAATTAAAAAGGTATGTAAGATGGATTTAGGCAACCCCATAATGACGGCTCTAGTTGGACTTGTAGTTTTTTATATAGGTCTTAAAATGTTTTCAGGTGGAATGAAATCCATGGGAAACTTAGAACACTTAAACTTCTTTTTAGGTAATCCGATTTATATGTTTGTAGGTGGAATTGTTATGACACTGTTATGGCAATCATCATCGTTATCAACTACGGCGATCATAGCTTTAGTTGCCAGTGGGGCTCTTCCGCTGCCTGCCGCAATTGCTGCAGTTCTCGGAGCGAACATTGGAACCACCGGCACCATTTGGTTAGCCGGTTTTTTTGTATCTGATGGCATGCCAAAAGGTGATACATTACGAATAGCTATAGCTCATAGTGGTGCAAATCTCTTTATGGCAGTAATGCTTCTACCTTGGGTACATCACATCTCAAGATTCTTAACTAAATTTTAAATTCAGCTTAACTTAATAATGCGTCCGTAAGGGCGCTTTTTTAAGCTCCGAACTATTATAAATAGATGTATGTTAAAGTTCAAATCATACATGAGATACTTGGAGGAGCGCATGATACTCGAATTTTCGAAGATGCCGCCAGGTGAATGGGAAAAAATAAATTCTCAGACTAAAGAAACACGTATAGCTATATTAAGAAAGATCGTTAAAGCTGGTGAAGCTGTTCCTTCTATTGCAGGCAAAGAAATAATAATAAAGAATACACCAGCAAATATAGATGCAATTGATCGTTTAGAAAAAGAAAAGAAAACACAAGAGTTTGAAACAAATACTGGCACAATTAAATCAAATGAAATCGGTAAATCAAATGTTTTTGGTGGTGCTACCGGAGGTTCAGGCGGAGGTACACAACAAACTGCACATGCAGAAATAACACAATGTGTTTATTGCGAATTTATGGTTAATAATCCTAGAGCTACATTTGAATCTATACAACCTTCAGATTTAGAAAAAGCGTATAACGCAACATTTGTAAAAGGAGCAACCTTTCAACAAGTCATGGATTTAGATCCATCGTGGCATTGGTCGGGTTATTGGACAGCACAAGAATTACTAAAGAAAAATTTAATTAATAAAAATATGTCATTCCACCGTGATGATAAAGTTATGAATGACATTTATAAAGCTAAAGATGTTGCACTTAAGAATTCACAAATGAGTAAACTTAGTAATGATAAGTGGAACCCAGGAGATATATGGGCAACCACGGATAAGTCAATAGCTAATAAACTACCTAAAGGTTCTATTCAAGAACTCAATCAAGCACTCGTTAAATTATTTGAATCAAGAAAATTAGTAGGTATATCATTAAAGAAAGTTCAAACTAAAAAAGGCATAAAGGTTTCTATAGAAAACAAAGATGAAAGTCTTGATGTTCATAAGTTTAAAGGTGGACGATTGATGGCAACCTTTGCTAGAAAAGGTTCTGAATTCTGGCGAGGTAAAGCAGCTAATATCGAGTTTGATGGCGGTAAAGCCGCAATCCGTAATAAATCACAGTTTGCCGCTTTAACATTTGAATTAGAATTAAAAACCGCAAGAGGCGGTGGTGGTGGATATACACAGATAACTGATTCAATTAAAAGAAGAATTGGTAAAACACTTCCTTCAAACGCTGAGCTTAAAAAGATGGCAATGGAATTAAATAAACTCGGTGAAAAATCCCGTAATGCTCTACCAATATACAACATGGTTAAGAAAATACATCCAACAGTTACTAAAGAAGAATTCATGAAAGGCTTAACAGAAAAGCTTGCAAATGAAGTTCATAGTAAAATTGCTTCAATACATGTGTTGTTTCATTTAGTTGATAATATGAGAAACGGTAAAGCGGATTTAGTTGTAACAGACATGGTGAATTATGCTGGTTCTAAACTTGACATATCATCAATATATGCAAAGGTATATGAATAATGTTTAATTTTAAAGAATTTATAACTGAACAAAAGAATACTCATATGACTCACATTGAGGATAAAGTTCTTTATGGTGGAGTCGATGGTACAAGACAAGCAATACTCGCTTTACGTTCATTAAGAGATATGGTAGCAGGAGTTAAGGATGGAAATGTCAGTGTCAAATGGGATTGAGCTCCAGCTGTTTTTTGCGGTAACGATCCTCGTGATGGTAAATTTTTTGTTGCTAAAAAAGGAATATTCAACGCCACTCCAAAAGTATACAAGACTGATGCTGACGTTGATGCTGATACTAGCGGCGATCTTAGTACAAAATTAAAAGCTGCATTAAAGTATTTACCAGAGCTTGGCATCAAAGGAGTTGTACAAGGTGACTTTTTATTTGATTCAAGCGATGTTAAAACAAAAAAAATTAAAGGTAAACCTTACGTAACATTTCACCCTAACACAATTGTGTATGCAATACCTGCAGGAACTGAAGCTGCAAAGAAAGTAAGAGCTGCAAAGATTGGTATAGTTTGGCATACTACATATACAGGAAATTCATTTGAAACTATGAAAGCATCATACGGCGTGAATACAAGTAAGTTTCGTGATACTAAAAATGTTTGGTCACAAGATGCAATGTTGAGAGATATGACACAATTTACTATGACTAAAAAAGATACGGAGGAAGTGAATGCACATCTTAGTAATGCTGGCAGGATATTTAATAAAATTTCTGGTTCTACCTTACGTACTATCGAAGCTAATCAAGACCTTGCTCAAACTATTGAAACATTTAATAATACTTTTGTACGAAAAGGCCAAGTCATTGGTAACACCAAAGCCCACGTTGAAAAGTTAATCAGGTACATACAACAGAAGTTTCAAAAAGAGATAGATAAAAGAAAGAGCGAAAAAGGTAAGACCGCTCAACAGAAAAAATTAGATGATCTATTGAAATTTTTTTCATCTCAAAACAAAATTAGTTTGCAAATGATGTTTGAATTACAAAAATCTATAGTTCTAGCAAAACTAAAAATTATAAATATACTAAATAAGTTAAATAGCGCTCAGACTTTTCTTAAGACTCGTGATGGGTATAAGGTAACTGGTCAAGAAGGGTATGTCGCTATTGATAAACTTGGTGGTGATGCAGTGAAAATTGTGGACCGTATGGAATTCTCATACGCAAACTTTTCACCAGAAATTATAAAAGGATGGGATAAACCAGGGAGGAACTAATGGCCCCACTAAAATCGTTTTCTGAACTTTCTATGAAAACAGACAAGAAACTTCCTAATTTAAAAGAACCTGTCAAAGGTAAAAAAGGCACCAGTAAATTCATGAGAATGAAAATACATAGCGCACCTTACAGTTCTGATTATAAGAAAGCTATGAATTCTTCTGTACAAAGTGCTGATAGGAAGCCAGAAAAATATATGAAACCTGACGGGAAAGTCGGTGTTAGAATGGTAAAGACAGACAAAGAAGTTATTAAAAAAGAATCAATAGACAATCATCCAAAAGTTAAAGCAGCTCGTAAAGCACACGCTGCAGGAACATGGGACGGCAATGTAGATAAAGAAGGTGAAGCTGTAGTTCACATCAACGGTAAACCCCATACAGTTACTAACAGGTATGGTCCAAAGAAACAATCTAATCCTAGTAGATTTAAACCTTTTAAAAAGAAGAATGAAGCTATGGATTTAGATCAAATGATGAGAATGAGATTTCAAGCAGCAGCTAGTCAAAAAAAGAATCAAAAGAAAACAGATGATGCAGAAAAAAAGAAAATGGCTGCTAAAGCTGATATGGATATGAAAGCTAAAAAAGAAGAAGTAGATGTGGATGAAGCTTTAAACTTACAACAAAGAATGAAGCGTTCTCGACTTATGAAAAGAATGAAGTCACGTATTGCTATTGGTAGAAAACGTGCCATGAAAAAGATGGCTAACAAAAAGACTATTGAAAAAAGAGCAATGAGACAAGCAAGAAATGATCTTGCTAAAAAACTAACTAGAGGTATTCCTAAGAAAGACTTAACTTTTGCAAGAAAGCAAGAGATTGAAAAAAGACTTGCTAAGCCAGCATTGCAATCAAGAATTAAAAGAATGGCTAGGAAGTTATTTAAAGATGTACGTAAGAAAGAATTACAAAGAAAGAAAGGTTAATGATAAATTCATTTAAACATTATTTGATAGAGGAAGAGAAGACCGCATTCTTTACTTTTGGTCGTATGAATCCTCCTACAACTGGTCATGAAAAATTAATGAATGAGTTGTCAAAAAAATCTGGTAAGAATCCTTATAGAGTTTACTTATCGCAATCAACAGATAAAAAGAAAAATCCATTGGATTTTAAATATAAAGTTAAAACAGTTCGTAAGTTTTTTCCTAAGCATGCAAGAAGTGTTATGCTTGATAAGAAAGTTAAAAATGTTTTTGACGCGGTCACTGAAATGTATAATGACGGATTTAAAAATATAACAATGGTAGTTGGATCAGATAGAATAAATGAGTTCAACACCTTATTAAAAAAATATAATGGAGTTAAAGGTAGACACGGTCTATATAACTTCAATAAAATCAACGTAATTTCAGCCGGAGACAGAGACCCCGATGCAGACGATATTAGTGGAATGTCAGCATCTAAGATGAGATCACTAGCAGGTGAAGGAGACTTCACACAATTCTCACAGGGGCTGCCACGGAATGTATCAAATGCAGACGCAAAGAAAGTATATAATGAAGTAAGAAAAGGTATGGGACTTAAAGAACAAAAAGAATATTATAATAAGTTACATTTCGAGCCTGTCTCTGAGAAAAGAGAGGCATATGTTAAAGGAAATTTGTTTAATATTGGTGATCATGTTACTGTCATGGGCAGTGACGAGCTCGCTAGTGTTACCAGTCTTGGAACTAATTATGTTATCGTAGAATCTGGTGGAAAGCTATATCGAAAATGGTTGTCAGATATAGAACTATTAGAAAAGAAAAAAGAAGCACCTAAAAAAGTTAAGCAAGATCCAGATGTTAAGAAAGCACCGGGTACACAACCTGCACCTTACTATAAAGGAGTAGCAAAATCAACTAAGAAGAAAAGACTTGCACATTTTAAAAAGTATTCAAAATATGATGATGATAATCCAGCAGCTTATAAGAAAGCACCAGGTGATGCAGGCGCTAAAACAAAACTAAGTAAGCATACTTTAAAGTATAGAAGAATGTACGGTGAAGATGCAGTAGAGGTTGCAAAGAAAAAAATTGAAAGAGAAAAAATGGTCGATAAGATGAAACATGCCAGAATGTTAGATCGAGCCAAAGTAAGAAAAATTAAAAACAGGAGTAAAGCAGATGCTTAAATTTTCAACTTATGAAAAAGCTTTCGAGGAGTTACTCGAAAATGAAGGCTTAAAAAAGAAATCGGCTAAGTCTGGTATATCTTATGGAACACTTAAAAAGGTATACAATAGAGGCATGGCTGCTTGGAGAACAGGCCACAGGCCAGGAACTACACCTCAGCAGTGGGCAATGGCAAGAGTCAACTCTTATATAGGAAAAGGTAAAGGCACTTATTATGGTGCTGATTCAGATCTTAGTGGTAAAGGTAAAAAGAAAAAAGAATCATTTGGTGAAGCTCATGATCCTAAGCATATTAAACAAGCAATCGGTATTGCATCAGATCCTAGGTATGCAAAAGGTAATATGACAGGTGCAGTTAAAGCTATGAATAGACTTTCCAAAGATATTCATAAGCATCCTCAAGTTGCAGCAGTTCTTAGAAAACAAAATGAAGCACTTGATAAAAAAGACACAGCCACAGTTATGAAGGTTATTAAAGGTCTTAAAGGCGCAGTAAAAGTTCATTCAGGTCAAGTTAAATCTTTAACTAAAGATATTAAAGACAATACACAAGTCAAAGAGATATCTAAGAATCTTGCAAAAAGTTATATGGGTAAGGCTGCAAGAGATATGTATCACAAAGGCCAACAACAAGGTAATAAAGATGCAATAAGCCGTTTAGGCGGGCCTGATCAAGACTATATGAAAAGTCCTGAAAGAAAAGCTGCAATGCGTGTACGCGGTATGGACAGAGCTACAAACAGACTTATGAAAAAAGAAGCAATGTCTGATGCAGAAAAGAGAACTCATGACGCGGCTATTGCAGCATTTAAAGCTAAAGGTGGAAAAGTTAAGAAACTGAAACCTGGGTTTGCTCAAGGCTATCACGGCAAGGATGATCCCGGTTCTGGCATGAAAGGTATGATTGCACCAGCTGATACAAAATTTATGTCTAAGAAAAAAGTAGGGAGCATGAAATGAGTTTAAGAAAAGCAATAGAACAGGTACGTGAAAATTCACAACCTTCAGAAGAAGCTACATGGCCTGATGAAATGCCAATAGAAGAAGCTACCAATATGTATACTGATGACATAACCGGTTTTCAGATTGATAGGTTCGCTGGTAAAAAAGGACCAACCTTTCAAATCAATTATGGAAGAGGTAGGGGTAAGCATATTCAAATTCCAAAAACTGATATGAAACGAGTCATCACTCAAATGACAAAAGCAATGAACGCAAAGTAGAGGTACTAATGCCATTAGATCCAAAAGACGGAATCGGTTCTTACATCAAAGACTTTAAGAAATCGAAGGCTCCTCAGTTTAAAGGTAAGAGCGATAAGAAGAAAAGAGACATGGCGATTGCTGCTTATCTTGATGCTAAACGTGGTCCACAAGAAGCTAAGCTTGCAGGTAGTTCATTAAAATTATTTGGTCAGATAAATCGTAATGGTACAAAACCAGAACTTGATAGAAACGAGCCAAAGAACGAATTGTCTATGAAGTTAAAAACTAAAGCGAAATTAGCTCGTGGCTTAAGAGGACCAAGTAAAAAAATGATGCCGGATATGTTTAGAACAACAGGTAAACGCGCAAAAGAGATTGATAGAAAAGCAAAGATATTAACTACTGTAGCAAAGGCTGATGATACTAGAAAACAGCTTATAAAAAGAGCATTACGAAAAGAAGGTAGTTATAAAGTATCAATTGCAGGATTGCCTGATATGTATATGGATGATAAAACGCCTGGAGCTTTATTACAAAAATTAAGAAAGATTGTAAAGCAACCTTCATTTATTCAAGATGTAGAAAGAACCACAGACGCTAAGAAGAAAAAAGCTTTTAGACAAAAAGCACAAGGTAGAGAAGTTGCTGAATACAAATATGATTATGGTACACCTGAATCTGTAAGATTAATGAAGAAACAAACGCCAGGTCAGAATGAAGGTACAGATGCACCAAAAGGACCAGAGTCTTATGGAGCTCAATATAAGAGAAGACTTGTAAAGACCACAGATCCTGAACATAAAGAAAAAGGTTTTAAGTATCGCATTAAAGGTAAGAAAGATAGTAGTCTTACTAAAAAATTATATAAGACAAAGCCCGGGCAAGCTGAGTTTAATAAACAAATGAAAAGGATTGCAGGTCATGAGTTTGGATAAATTTAAAAAATATAGAGAAGAAGAGATCGATAACTTTTGTGAAAACAATGATCTATATGACAATTTAGAAATCACTGAAGCAGAATATCAAGGTAAGACTGTAAAGTTGAATGACCCTATACGAACTTCTGAAAATCCTAATAAAAAATTTAAAGTATATGTTAAAGGTCCAAGCGGTAAAGTTGTAGTCGTAAGATTTGGTGATCCAAACATGAGTATTAAAAGAGATAATCCAGCACGAAGAAAATCATTTCGTGCAAGACACAACTGTGATAACCCAGGTCCAAAACACAAAGCTCGCTATTGGTCGTGTTTCCAATGGAGAGCAGGAGCAAAGGTAGACAACTAATGATTAAAAACTGGATAAAAGAAAGAACTAAAGAGAGAACAAGTATGGACGGAGTAGTTTGTATTGCTCTTGGTCTTATGATATTATTTTTATCGCCATTAGCGAAGATTGCAGCAGGTTTAGCAATTGCTTATGGTGTGTGGACTATTTGGAAAAGTGAGTAATGGCAAAAGCTTTTAAAACTGTTTTAGAACATGAAACAATAAAACATGGTACATCTATTGGTCGTAAGCCAACTACTTCCACTATGAATAAACATAAAAGAAGAAGTTTAAAACGATATAGAGGACAAGGAAAAAGGTAGTGGCTACAGAAACAAATGAAACAAGACTCGACAGGATAGAGTCTAAAATAGATAAGTTAGCAGATGCTATGATATCTTTAGCAAGAGCAGAGGAGAAGATAATAGCATTACAAGACGACCACGATAATATGAGAGATCGTATGAATAAACTCTCTGTTAAACTAGATGAGATACAGAAAACTTGTGATGAAAACGCAAGGACTGTTAGCATTATAAATAAAGTTGTATATGTGGCTGTTGCCGCAGCAATAGGAACCTACGTAACTCACGTATGGATGTAAAGGAGATAGAAATGGAAGAAAGTTTCAAGTATCATATACCTGAAGATATTCCAGCAAATGAAAGAACTGCCTTCCATGGTGCTGCAGCAGATGCGGCTAAAAAAGGAAAGAAGAATTTCAGCTTTGGTGGAAAGACTCATCCAGTCACTATGAAAAAAGATACTGCAAATAAAATTGCAGATCAGAAAGAGGCTGATGATTATCATTATTCAACAGGTGAAAGAGTTAAGAAAAAAGAGAAAAAAGAATCAGTAAAGAAAGAGAGCACAATGACTTTTAGAGAAAAATTAATGTCATTATACGAAGGTGATAGAGCCGCTCATTACAAAGGCGCTACTAAACCTGAAGAGTATGATGAAAAACAAAAGTCTTCTAAAGGTGCAATGGACATGCTTAAGACTCCAAAGAGTGTTGAAGCTGACGGAATGAAAGCTGCGAAAGATACTGCAGATAATATTAAGAAAAGTGCACCCGGTAAGAAGATGAGATCAACCGACAAAAATGTTGGTGATCTAGCAATTAAACCAAGTGCAACACCTGTTAAAGATCCATCTGCAAAAGTGCAAACAATGGAAAATTACGGAGTATCAGGTAGTAAAGTATCTGATAGTTTACTTAAAGCTATTTCTGTAGTGTATGAATTTACACATGAATTTGATGTGGATAGTGAAAAGAACGCACACTCCATGGTTAAAAAAGCTAAAGCAGCTGGAATGAAAGCTAAAATTCATACTATGAAAGGTCCTGGTGGAGGCAACCCAGTTATACACCTTGGACATAAAGACACTGATCATATGCATAAATTCATAAAGAAGCATTATGACAGTAGCTATGAAAAAGATGATTTAAATATTCATAAAATGTAAGGAAATAAAAATGGCCATATCACCTCCAAATTTTCAAAAGGATGCGGTACCAACACCACAAGGTTGGAGACATCCTAGAACAGGAGAACTCTTAGTTTCTAGAAAAATATCGGAAGCGGCAATCGACGAATACTTAGGCTGGCAGCCAGAAGAGCCAGTAATGTTGAAAGAAGCTCCGACAAATTTCGAAGAAGCTAAAGTCGAATTGATGACAGAAGATAATCTATCATGGGACTATGAAGCAATGACAAAGGCTCAGCTTGAAGCTCTTGGTAGAGAACACGGTATTGAACTTGATAGAAGGAAAAGTAAAGCGGCACTAATAGAAGAATTAAAAGAAGCTCTTTAAAATTGAATATATAATTTTGTAATGATTTTTAAAGAACTAACTGAAAAGAACTTATTCTTGTATGCAGCTAAGCATTATAAGAATCCTAAGTTCGCTGATATAGATGAGTTTTATGAAGACTTAAAGAGATTTAAGTATATAAAGCGATTACTCAATCGTTATATTGAAACAGATGAACTGGCTGAAAGATTATTACTAAATCACTTTATAGTTATTTTTAATATGTTCGGTATTGATGCAGCTCTTGATATATTGGAGCTTAAACTTGAAGACAAACATTGGCCTATAGTAAAACCATTTTTAATATTTTTAAACTATATTAGAAATGATCAATTCACTGGCATTACTATGGATCCATATGTTGTTGACATACTAAGGAAAGTTTAATGGGTATATTAAAAGGTGTAGCTGATACAGTATATGCATTTCGATTCATAAGAATGATGGTTATGGATTGGAAGAGTTGGGACGCATATAAAGAAGGTATTATAGATGAAAATGGAAAAAGAGATAGGAACGTGAAACTTGACACGGATGACAAAAAGTCTGCTTATACTCCTTTCGTTCGCCTTGTGGCTAACATCAAAAGGCTCACTGCCAAACTCCCAGGAGGTGGAAGTAAACTCGGATCTTTTGCGTCAGCGCTTTATCTCGTTAAAGAAAAAGCAAACCTCAGCGAAAAAGGTTTAGAAGATATTTGTGAAAAATGTAACATAGAAGTATTGGATTTTTTAAATGAGAACAATCAATGGTTCTTATTAGAAAATAAACAACTATCACCTGGCGTTTATAGAGTTAACAATCCTAAGTTACTTAATAAATCATGTAGTGAATTGGTTTGGGCTAAAGATCAAATTAGAATTAAAGATGATTGTTTTCCAGTAGGAGATGTATTTGGCGTTGATGTATATGAGGCAACTCATATTAAAACTAATCAAGAAATTTACATAACTGCAACTGAGTTAATTAGATGAGAATAGCTGGTAGACAAAAAGGAGCAAAGGTAAAACCATATACACATATGTTAGTACAACCGAGTGCTCCAAAGTCTCGATATGTATTTGCTTACTACAGTTCTGAAGAAAAAGCTAAAGCCGCACATAAAAAATATGAAAGACTAATTGGTAATCCTTTAAGAGTTGTTAAACAATCTGGCAAAAGTGCAAACACTGATATGCATGAAGCTACTGAAAGAATACCAAGAAAAAAAGGACAACCAGCTAATAGTAAAAAACATAGTGACTTATATACAGATGAGAATCCAAAAGGTACGATTCATGGTTTGAAGTTTGCTACAGTAGATGATGCAAAGGCATCAGTATCTAAAATTAAGAACTCTGGTAAAAAACATGCTCACCAGATACAAGCAGCAATTGCAATGGAACAAAGAGCGAAAGTCATGGGTAAAGCCGGACCTGCAGCTGTATATAGAGCTTTTATAAACAAAATGAAGAAGAAGACAAAAGCTATGCAAAAAGAATCATTAGAAGAAAAAAATAAAGGTCTATGGCATAATATTAGAATGAGAAGAGCAAGCGGTAAAAGAATGAGAAAAAAAGGTGAGAAGGGTGCACCATCTCCAGAAAATATGGCATCTGCTCAAGCTGCAAGTGAAGATCTTGGTTCAGGTGGAGGAACAACAACTTCATCAATACCTAATCCAGCAACTACAGCAATGGGGCCTAGAATTAAAACTACAACCATGCATGACAAGCGTAGAAAAAAAGATAAGTTTCCAGTACTACTGAAAAGATTTAGAAAATACATAGAAGATCATGGCTAGGCTGTATATCTTTTTATTTGTACTTGCTATATTAGCAGGTATTGGCTATGGTGCATATTTCATTTACAATGACACTATGCAACGTATGGCAACCTTACGTGATAACAACGCAAAGCTTGAAGTTGCAGTTAAAGCAAAAGATTCTACAATTAAAGCACTCCAAGAAAATATGCAAAAGCAAATTAAGTTAACTAAAGACTTAAATAACAAGTTAACTATTGCTGAAGAAAATAACAAGAAGATTTCAAACCTACTTGCTAAAACTGATATAATTAAAAATAGTTTAGCAGATCCTATAGGTCAAGAAAAGAGAATTAATGAACAGGTTAACAAAATGTTTGGTGGCATCAACGCTGCTACTAAGTAGTTGTAGTTGGAAACCAGAAAAAGAAATAGTAACTGTTGAAAAGGTTATAACTCCTACTATTGCTGTAGCACAAAAAGTTAAACCAATAAATATGTTAGATGTTAAGATTACTGTGATAACTGAAAAGAACTTACCAGAAGTTATTAAAAAAGTTAAAGCTGGCATGGGAGAGTTTGTAATATATGGCTTAGATCCACAGTCATTTAAGAACTTAGCAATTAACTTTGAACAAATAAAGAGATATATAGAACAACAAAATGAAGTTATTTTTTACTATGAAAAAGCGGTAAAACCTAAAGAGGAGAAAAAATAATGGAATTTATAATAGATCAACTTGTTACTTGGTGGCAGTTTACTGTCGTTGGTGTACTAATTATTATAGGTCTTATAATTAATATGTTCGGTGTTGATTGTGATGATGTCATTATTGGATTTGAATATAAAGAAATGCCAAAGCTACAACCTATAGCAATACCTACAGCAGGTAAAGGTTTTTGGGGAGCAATATGGATGTGGCTAATAGGTACACGTAATTGGATAGTCGCAGAAGACTGGACTTTTAGAATTGAAGGAGATTGGTATGTCATTCCAGCAGGATTTACTTTTGACGGTGCATCTATTCCAAAATTCTTACATACATGGTTATCACCTACAGGTGTATTGTTAATGGGTGGATTAGTACATGACTTTGCATACAAGTATGAAACATTATTGAAAAAAAATAAGAAGAAAACTATAGGAAATATTACTCAGAAAAAAGCAGATCTAATATTTCGTGATATAAACATCGAGCAAAATGGATTTCATCTATTAAATAAATTAGCTTATTGGGCTTTAAGAATAGGTGGATTTGTTGCTTGGAATAAACATAGAAAAGTAAACGCAAAAATTATATAGGAGATAATTATGAAAGTAGGCGATCAAATAATAATAGCGGCAAGGAAACAAGCCGAAGGTGAACTAGAAGTTCACAAAGCAAATATACAAGTGTATCAAACAATGCCAGCAGGTATTGGTGAACATTCAGATGTTACAGAAGCAGTGATTGAGGAATTAAATAAGATGTCAGCAGCTTATGATAGAATTGAAATGATAGAAAAATATTTTTCAAAAGATGGTGAATAAGTCCTTTACAAAAGTTGTTTTTTAATATATAATAGATACAACAATCAAAAAAGATAAGAGGAAACGAGATGCAACAATTTGTTGACACAAGAGATTTTTTGTCTCAAACTAAGTTTTACGAAGGCTATTCGCGTTTTAAAGACGGTCATAGTAGATATGAATCTTGGGATGAGGCTGTTGATCGTGTTATTGAAATGCACGACAAAAATTATATGAGCAATGGGAATGAATTAACTGAATATTTAGACGAAGCACGTACTGCCTATAAAGAACAAAGAGTTCTTGGTGCTCAGCGTGCACTCCAGTTTGGAGGAGATCAATTAATGAAACACCAAATGAGGATGTACAATTGTACGTCTTCTTACGTTAATAGACCAGAGTTCTTTGGCGAGGTGTTTTATATTTTATTATGTGGTGCAGGTGCAGGATTTTCTGTACAGAAACATCACATTAAAAAATTACCAAAAATTCAAAATAGAACTAAACAAGCGAAAGGTTATATAGTTGAAGATTCAATTGAAGGTTGGGCTTCAGCATTAGACGTGTTAATGTCTTCTTTCTTTGTAGGCGGAGGTAAATATCCGGAATACGAAGGACGAAGAGTGTACTTCGATCTATCGCAAATAAGACCGAAAGGTGCTTTTATATCAGGTGGATTTAAAGCGCCAGGACCAAACGGTTTACGTAGGTCTTTAGACAAAATAGAACACTTATTACAAGGTATTGTATTAGACTCAAAAGAGCCAATGGATATAAAACCAATAAACGCTTACGACATTACTATGCATGCAGCAGATGCTGTATTATCTGGTGGCGTAAGAAGATCAGCAACCATTTGTCTTTTTTCACCAGACGATGAAGAAATGATGAATGCTAAAACTGGTAACTGGTTTATGGATAATCCACAAAGAGGTAGGTCAAACAACTCTGCAGTTATTGTAAGAGATGAGACCACACCAGAAGAGTTTGGCAAGATTATGGAATCTGTCAAGCAGTTTGGCGAACCAGGGTTCGTCTTCGTTGAATCTAAAGAACATACTACAAATCCATGCGTGGAGATTGGTATGTATCCGCAGATCAATAAGAAGTCAGGTTGGCAAGGTTGCAACCTTACTGAAATCAATGGAGGCAAATGCAATACCGAGGAAGACTTTTACAAGGCATGCCGAGCAGCGTCTATCCTCGGTACCCTACAAGCGGGGTACACAGACTTTAAGTTTTTAACCGATACATCAAAACTTATTTTTGATAGAGAGGCTTTACTTGGAGTTTCAATTACAGGATGGATGAACAATCCAGATATTCTTTTCAATGAAAAGATATTAGAAAAAGGTGCGCAAATAGTTAAAGACGTAAATAGAGAAGTTGCTAGAATAATAGGAATCAATGCTGCAGCAAGAACAACTTGTGTCAAGCCAAGTGGTAACGCTTCTGTGTTATTACAAACTGCATCCGGTATTCACGCCGAGCATTCAAGCATGTATATTAGAAACGTGCAAATGAATAAAGAGTCAGAAATAACTCAAGCAATTATGAAGACTAATCCGTACATGGTTGAAGAATCAGTATGGTCTGCTGGTGGTACAGATGTCGTAGTGTCATTTCCTATACTACCAAATAAAGGATCTTTGTATAAAGATGATTTGTTAGGTGTTAAACATCTAGAGTTAGTTAAGAAAGCTCAAAAGCATTGGGTTGAAGCTGGCACTAATGAAGAGTTATGTGCTGATAAGGGTGTAAGACATAATGTATCTAATACAATCATAGTAGATGACTGGGATGAAGTAGAAAAATATGTATATGAAAATCGTAATGCCTTTGCAGGTATTTCTTTCTTACCTATGACTGGTGACAAAGATTATAATCAAGCACCAAACACTGCAGTTATTACTGCAAAAGATATGGTAAAGAAATATGGTAATGCTGCTGTATTTGCATCTGGCATGGTAGTAGACGCACTTAAAGTTTTTAATAACTTATGGGATGCATGTTCTACAGCAAAAGGATTTGGTGAAGACTTATCTCTAGAGTCATCAGAAAATGCTATGAAAAGAGATTGGATAAGAAGGTTTGGTAAGTTTGCTGATAACTATTTAAATTCAGATCAAGTACTTGCTGAACATTGTTTAAAAGACGCATACTTATTACATAAGTGGAATAAGATTCAATCAACTTTAAAAACCGTCGACTGGAAAGAAGACATAACAGAAAGAAAGTATACAGATGTTGATACACTCGCTGCAGCCGCCTGTGCAGGTGGTGCCTGTGAAATCGATTTCTAGAATAGTTTCACCGTGCGTTAAAGTATGTACTCTTAAAGAGGACTTTTGTATAGGTTGCGGTAGAACTACTCAGGAAATTGCTGAATGGGGAAATGCAACTCGAGAAAGAAGGGAACAAATTCTTGAAAGACTACCAGATAGAATGCGAAGAATGCGATGAGACTTCCTACGTGGCAGCATATAAAGAACCAAAGTATTGTCCAATATGTGGTAGGAGAGCTGAAGCTGAAGAAGTAGATGACGTGGACTTATAATAATGTAACTTTTGAAGATACACCTGAAGAATATCAAGGCTATGTATATCAACTCACAGAAATTCATACCAACAAAAAATATATTGGAAAGAAGAATTTCTGGAAACCTAAAACATTACCCATCACTAAAACACGTAAGAGACGTGTACGAACACGTGTTGAATCAGACTGGAAAGATTACTATGGATCATCCAATCAAGTACGCCAGCTTGTGGAACAACACGGAAAAGAAAGATTCAAACGTGAAATATTAAAACTCTGTAAAACAAAAGGCGAAATGTCTTATTATGAAGCAAAGCTTCAGTTCGACCACAATGTATTGTTTAGAGATGACTACTATAACAACTTTATAGGTTGTAGAATTCATTCAAAACATTTAACAGGTTAATCACTTTTTCCTTTACATTAAGTTAAAAGTGTGGTATAATAATAGTATAATAAAAAATTAGGAGTTTAAATGTCTAAAAAATCAAATGTAATAAATTTTAAAAAAGAAAAACTAAAAAAGTTTGACGAAGAGAATGAAATTATCTTTACCGTCGATGATGAAAACTATACGCTAGGCGAGATGGTTCATCAGGCTCATAATGATAACGGTATGGAGTTTGTATTTAGATTGGATATAGAAGATGACGAAGAATCTATTCACTAAAATCGAACTGCTAGAAAAGCAGATAGCAGAAGAAGTTAAAGAAAAGTATGCTTTATATAAGCGTATTAAAGAACTTAACGAAGAACTTCGTGCTTTAAAAAATAAAAGTCCAGAGATGTCAAGCATCTCTGGTCCTGACAATATTCAAAGGTATAGAACTTAGTTAATATGTTAATCACTTTTTTTAAATTAAATGCATTTTTTCCTTTACATTTACGAAAAACTGTGGTATAATATATCTATAAAATGGAAAAAGAAATGAAAACAAAAGTGGAGAAAATTAATGACATAGCGAAAGCAACCACCAAGTTATGTGATGGAAAAGTTGCATCAGGCAGAAGTAGAAGCATAGCGGGATTTACAGGTACGGAACTACCCAGGGAATCATCGGTGGAGTATAAAACGTTCCCTAGTCTTACCATGGGGCGGACCCATCGGTCGGTAAGGCTAGATGTATTGATCGCCGCCCCACAGAATTTGGAGGCTATAAATGCCTAGTCCATCAGAAATACAATCAATGCTTCCACTATTTCTTCAACTCCTCTTCTTCGCGGTAGCTGGTGCATTGATTGTAGGTGTATTCTTTTCCATAGTTGGTTTCTTTTATCGTAATGCTATTATAATAATATTAATAGTTGCATTATTATTTGGCGTCAATTATGGTTATATTGATTTAACTAAATTATTCGGAGCAGTGAAAAATGACAATGCATCTATTACCAATCTACTACAATAATAATAGTACTAAAAAGAAAAAGCCTTTCCGTAAACCAGGTTGGGTTAAAGCTCAAGCTGAACATGATAAATGGCTTATGTCACGTGGTGTACATCCATCACAGCTTAAAAATAAAAATAAAGATTCAGGAATTAAAGCTCCTAATTACAAAGAGCTTTCACGTTCTCTACCAACAAGCAACTACACTGGTAAAGTTGTTGGTAAGTCTAAAACAAATGCATATACCGGTACATTTATTACTGGTATCGCTACTATGCATAAATCTAATATGGTGCCTGTAACTAAAGATGCAGATCCTAAAGAATATTCTACTATGAGGAGAAATTAATTTGCATTTTATGCATTTTTTCCTTTACATTTGCGGAAAACTATGGTAGAATATAAGTATAATAAAAAATCGGGAGTTTATATTATGTTTAATTATGATACAATTATCAAACAACTAGAAGCAATGTCACCTATTCACCAAGATGAGTTTGCTCAAAAGCTTATCGAAAAAAACAGCGGGTTGGCAGCTGCTATATCAACTAAGATTAATATTGCTCATCAGGATAAGTATTACACCGATACTGATGCAATGCATGAGTCTCTTAAGTTAAGAGGTCATGCATAATGAAAAATCCTATAGCAAAATATTTAATGTGTTCTTACGCATATTATAAGCTAGATAAAAATTTAATAACTGATCACGAGTTTGATCAGTTAGGTAAAGACATTCTTGCTAACTATGATAATATAGAACACATGCATAAACACTTAGTTACTAAAGAAATGTTAGATGCTGGTACATACTTAGGTGAATATCCTAATATGGTTATTGGCGCTACACACGATTACATCAACACACACAACATATAAATGGGAGTTTAATATGGGATTACAAGCACTAAAAGGTAAAAAGACTAAAAAGAAAGTATTAAGAGCAAGAGCTAGAACTGGTTTAGCTGGTGTTCCAATTGATAAAGGATTTGATGCAGTAAAAGATTATTTTCATATTAATGTAGATAAGAAAGATTGTATTAATCAAGTTAAAACATGGGTTAAGAAAAACTTTCCTCAACCATCTAAATATATTTTAGCTAATCCAGACTGGAAATTTACATATACACATCATGCAGCTACAGCTTTTTGGTATAACAATAATTTAAATAAAACTATTGAGTCTCCAAAGGCCGCTGATTTTTTAAATCATTTATTTGATAAAATCATACCTCTTATTGAAGAAGGTAAAGTCTTATTCAATGAAAAGAAAAAAGAACTAAAAGCTAAAAGTAATATAATAACTATATCACCACAAGAAAAATTAATACGTAAGATTAATAATACTATTATGCAAGAATTACTTGAACTAGAAGATAAGTGGATCGATGGTGAAGATGCCACTATTAACATATACGATAGGTTCAAGTTCCACGGCTTAACAAATACTGCAATCAGTCACGTTAAGCCTATGATTGAGGGCTGGCTTCTTGATTATGAAGACGCATACTACAAAAGATGCGAACAAGCTGTCGAAGGTTACTCCCACCTTAAAAGGTCGGTCCTCAATCAAAGAATTAAAATATGCACTGCAATGTTAGAAGATCTTGAAAGAATCAGATCTGCTACTAAAGCTTCAAGAAATGTTAAAATCAAAAGACCAAAATCTATTGATAAGCAGGTTGCTAAAGTGCAATACAAAAAAGAGGATAATGATTTTAAGATTGTATCAATCAATCCAATTCAAATACCAACAAAAACTCGGTTATATACATTCAATACTAAAAGTAAAATGATTATTGAATATGTCACTGAAAGTGTAAATGGATTTGAAATATCTGGTTCAACCATTAAGAATTTTTCAAAAGGTTCAAGTAGAACTATATGTCTACGTAAACCACTTGATTTCTTACCGATTGTTTTACAGAAAACACCAAAGCAAATTGATGATGCTTGGCAAACTCTTAAAACAAAAACAAAGGTACCTAATGGTAGAATCAATAATGATACAATATTATTAAGGGTTTTAGACAAATGAAAATAGAAGAACAATTTTTAACAAAGTCTAAATTCACTAAGCTTATCGAAAGTACCGTAGCAGATCTCAAGATTCCATATATGGATGCAATACTGAAGGTCTGTGAAGCTAACGATATTGAAGTCGAAGACATTCGAAAGTTCATATCACCAGTTATAAAAGATAAGCTTGAAGCAGAAGCGATGGAATTAAATTTCTTACCAAAAAAGAATGCTATTGATTCATCGTTTTTTAACTAAACACTGTGTATATATAAGATTATATTTCAGTTAATATTTCAGTAATAAGGAGACAATACAATGTCATTTGAAACACTTAAACGCAATCGCGGTTCTAATATCAGTAAAATTATTAAAGCAGCAGAAGCCACAAATAGTGGTGAAACTAAATCATACGTTGATGATAGAATATGGAAGCCAACTGTTGATAAAGCAGGTAATGGCTATGCCGTCATCAGGTTCCTCCCTGGTACGGAAGAGAATATTCCTTTTGTAAGATATTGGGATCACGGTTTTAAAGGTCCTACCGGTCAATGGTATATTGAAAATTCACTTACTTCAATAGGTCAACCTGATCCAGTTGGTGAACTTAACTCTAGACTTTGGAACTCAGGTATTGAGTCTGATAAAGATAGAGCAAGAACTCAAAAGAGAAGATTACATTACGTAACTAATATCTATGTAGTTAGTGATCCATCTGCACCTCAAAACGAAGGCAAGGTATTCTTATATAAGTTTGGTAAGAAAATCTTTGATAAGATTTATGATCTTATGAATCCTGCATTTGCCGATGAAACACCAATAGATCCATTTGACTTTTGGGAAGGTGCTGATTTTAAACTTAAGATCAGGAATGTTGAAGGTTATAGAAACTATGATAAATCAGAATTTTCTTCTGCAGCTCCATTATTAAACTCTGATGAAGCTAAGTTAGAAGAAGTTTATGGCAAGATGCATGATCTATCAGAATTCACTAATCCTAAAAACTATAAACCATATGATGAGCTTAAAGCAAAACTAATGAGAGTACTAGGTGAACAAGCTACTGCTGGTGCCTATACGGTAAAAGAAGAAATTAAGTTAAATAATCCTGAGCCGGCCGTTGAGCCAGTCACTGCAGAAGAAATGAGTAGTGAAGATGAGGATACTTTATCTTATTTCTCTAAACTTGCAAAGCAAGATTAAGTACCAAATCCAACAACCAACTGGTCCTGTATATCAACTGCAGGGCCATTTGATATTAAAGCATTTGTTGTATTTTTATTGCTTATTGTTTGATTGTTAGTTGGTGCTACTACTACATTATTATTTGAAGAGTTACTATTATTGTTAGTTGTACCAGAAGGAGCTGTAGATTTTCCAGTATCAACTGGATCTATATTATTTTTTTGGAGTTGATTAGCAGGTTGTATTGTATTAGTCTTACCTAATATCATATTTACTTTATTCATCTGTTTGACTAAATCATCGACCTTCAAGTCTGGAGATAAAAATCCTTTGCCAAAATCAACTTCAGGTATTCCATCAAAATATCCACTACCTACTTTTCCACCATTAGCCATCTTATCAATTAAATCAAGCTGAATACCCATTCCAGCAATCATGTCTTTGACACTTTTTTCAAATCCCTTAAGACTTATCTTTCCTAAGTCATTTAAGTTATCCATAAATTTCTTTAATGCACCACTAAGCCTATCTAAATTGTCAGCAACTGATATATCAATACTTTTGAGAGGTTCCATAGCATCAACCATGGATTGAATCATATTTGCTCTGGTTGTCTTTTGATCTTTGAGGTCTGTTCCAAATAAAAAGTTAACAATTTTTTTAGCGCCATCGATTAGATTATCAACTAACTGAACACCACCTGAGCCTACCATTGCTGATAATAAAGCAGGTCCAATTCCAGCAATTGCACCGACTTTACTCAATAAACCTTCGGCTTCTACTTTATTTAATGCTGTTAATCCTCCAGCTATATTAGTAACTAAAGTTTTAAATGCACTTCCATCAACACCTAATACAGCACCTAGCTTAGAAAATCCAGCTAAAGACGTAATAAAAGCACCAATACCGACACCTATTGATGCAATTCCTAATGCAGCTGCTTGAGCACCTCCAGGAAATAAACCTAATAACGCGCCTGATGCCATAGCAGCACCTAGTGCTGCAAACTCTTTAGATCCAAATGCGCTAAGACCACCTGCAAGATTTTCTAATAATTTCTTTAAGTTTTCTCCTTGATCACCGCCCATCATAGACATTAGAGCATCTGCTCCAGCTAATGAAGTAAAAAATGCAGCCATGCCTAAGCCAACTGCTCCTAGACCTTTTACAGTACTTTTTGGGAATATCATACCTGCTGCTAAAACGGTACCTAATGCTAAGAATTCTTTTTTACCAAAAGCGCTTAAACCTGCAGCTAAATTTTGTAATAATTTTTTTATACCTTCGCCAGCATCCTTTGATGCAAATTTTTGTATGATGGCTTCTGCACTAGATAATCCTAGAAAGAATGCACCTAATCCAACACCTGCAGGTCCTAATGCTGCCAATAACTTTATGACACCGCCTCCAACAACTTTAGCCAATAATGCAAGACCGCCTAAGAAACCTATTCCCTTTAAACCTTTTAAGCTTCCAAGTAAACCACTATCTGCTTTTTTAACTTGTTCAGTGATACCAGATCCAGCCGCCTTTTTTGCTTTGGCGGTAGATTTTTCTCTAGATGCTTCAAGATCTATTTTAGATTTTTTAACAAAGTAACTTGATACAGTATTATGTAAACTATCAACTGCTTGCGTTGTATCTATGCTAGAGTCATTGTTCGTTTTAAGTTGATCAATAACATCACCTAATGTTGAATATCTTCTTGCCATGTCATCTTCTTTCTTGTTTGCTTTCTTCTTCTCTTATGTGATCTATTAGCATTCCCACATAAACTTCTTTTTCCCATGGTATCAAATTGTCTATCTCACTTAAAGAATATTTATGATGTTGCATTAAGTTAAAATTAGTTTCATAATAATTACTTAATGAATTATGAGATAGACTTATTATAAAAAACTTTGCAGGCCCTCCACTTTAATTTCATTATGTGTGTTACATTTAATGCAATCAAATTCAATATCATGAGATAACTTAGGTATATTTTCAATATATTCTCTTATCTTAGTAAACTGTTCTTGTGTCATTGATTCGATAAATTCTTGAAATTCTTCTTTTTCAATATCTCTCATATCAATTCTTTCATCATCTGTCATGACAGAATTTATTGATTCTCTTATTAATCCAAACACCTGAACTGTTGGAGATTTTTCGTTTAGTGATTCACTAGCCGCCATTTGACTAAAAGTAGGATGCTTCATTTCAACTATTATCTTATCAGTTATATTAATTTTATTATTACTGTTATCAACTTTTATGTTTATATCGTCAATATTAACTCTAACATCATTTTCAGTTGCACATTCTTTACATTTAAAAACCAACTTAGATGTTTCTCCAACTGACTTTGCTCTTATCTTTAAAAATAAAAATTCAATGTCATATGAAGTTAAAGACCTCATGTCTAATTCTTCGTATACACATGATTTAACCGTGTCCATTACGGCACTAGCTATTTGCATAGCGTCTTGTGTTTCTAAACCTATTAATAAAATTTTCTCTTCTTTAACTAAAAAAGGCCTAAATGTAATTTCATTATTTGTTGAAGGTACCACAGCTCTATACTTTGGTACGTCATTTAATTTAGGTAATCCCATACTATTCTACTCCTTATAATATATCAATTCCACCGAGAGGTGTATCAATATCCATGTTAATAAATCCTTGAGTGCTACTTGCGCGAGCCCAATTTGTATATGCAAAAGTTACAGTTAATTGAACTAATCCATCTAATTCGTTATTTAATTCTATTGCGCTAGTTGACACAGGAAAAGCTTCCAGTAACTCTACTGAATAAACTGATCCTCCACCTATTCCACCACTAAACCTAATTGGTCCAACCTGTTTACTAAATCCTTTTAATGGTTGACGTAACTGGTGTATAGTTATAGACTTAGCATACTGACTCTTGTAGTTACTTGTAAATGCTTTGGCTCCATCTTCTGGAATTGCAGTATTTCTCCATGCATCAAAGTATTCTTTTACGCCGTAATCATTCATTAAATAGAAAGTCATTGCAACATCGTCGACGGCATACCCATATGCTACTTTTTGAAATTCCATTCCGATTCTTCTGTCATTAGTTAATGTAACCTTGCCGGGCATAGTTGCATTCGAGCAAAGAATATTTAATTCTCTACCAGATGCTCCACCTCCGCCGCCTGTTAACATTCCAATTATACCACCTAATAATCCGCCGCCTCCGCCGAAGCTAGTTGGCATTGTGACCAAGAACCTATTTGCTCGAGCAAATCCTAATTTTGTATTAGCTAAAGCTTTTAATTCATCTACACTACTAGCCATTTGATATGTTCCTCGAATCTGAATATACTCTACCTGCAGGAGCTTTCTTCCAACTTGCTGTTGGTAAGAATGTAGCTATCTCCCATTCAGGTGCTGGTACTTGAGCAAACCTAGATTTAACGTGATTTAAAAGATAATGTTTAAAACACGGTTGAAAGAATCTAAATCTCGATGCACCTTTAAGTAAACTGTATGTTAAAGTAAATCGCGTTGACTCATCATATTTTTTATTGTTAACTACGTCAAGTAAACTATCCAAAAACTTTGCTCTTAAAACTGGAGGAATGTAATGTAAATTTAAACCTCTAAATCCACCTTCTGCTTTTTCAACTGGTATAACCAATGGAAAAGTATCGTAGTATGGAAGCTTGTCTTTAAGCTTAGGATCATAGAAAAACATCATCATACTACCAAGCAAAGGACTACTTACTTTATTAATCTCATCTTCTCTCATTAATGCTTCACGATTCACTCTTGTAAGTCTTTGTACACGACGACGAAACCAGTCTCGAGATTCTTGTGTTCGAGGTGTAATACCTTTTCTAAATGCTTCAAGTTCTAATCTTTGAAATAAATTACTCATAAGTCTATTTATATCTTTTCTTACGCTTTTTTCGATATGTAGGTAGAGGTTTATACTTCTTAAGTTTACCTGGGACAGGCTTAGTTAAAAGTTTCATTTCTTGTAAAGTTTTTTCAGTCCATACTTGAAACTCCCATCCTCTATCCTTTGCATAATTATCTGCAGCTTCCCACTTATTCATATTTTTAACATATGTTAAGCCTTCTGTAATATATCTTTTAGTTTTTCTTGGTCCAACTGGAGGTACTGTTTCTTTTTCAGGTTTAATCTCAACTAGTAGTGTCTTATCTTCAAACACAATTTTCATATCAACATAATACTTATGATATTTTTTATCGACGTCATAGTAGTATGGAACTATTATTTCTTCTGAACTCCAGCCTTTTACCTTATCATTCTTATCACACCATTGAAATACAGCTTTCTCCCACAAAGACCTATATACTATATTGGTGTAGTCACCTTTGTACTTGGTTGTGTTTTTCGCTTTGTAAAGACCAGAATAAACCATGATAACCGTTATAAATAAAGAAATAATACTTTAATATTATCTATAAGGATTACACATGGGAATACTAGATAAAGCTGGACCTTTAGGAGAAACACTTAAAGGCGGAGGTGGATTAAAGAATCCAATAAAAAACTTTAGTAACGTTGAAGGTGCACTCGATGATTTTGCAGAAGCTGGTCAATCGTTATTAGGTGCTTTGTTTAAAAACTTTGGTGTTGGTGGTAGCACATTAGAATATCCATTGGATGTATCAGGTAATCCTGCTTATGCTGCGACTGTATCATTTCAAACTTTAGAGTATACCACACCTGAATCCGGTAAGAGCCAAAAGTCTCATATGAAACAACAAGAAGATAATCTTAAACAGGCCAGATTAAAAGAAGCTGATGATGCTAGAAATCAAGCTGCAGGCTTAGGATTAGTTGATGATTTTGGAAGTAAAAATCCAGGGTTTCAACAAGCAAATGATGCAAATGCATCTTTCTTAGGTGCTACTAATCAACCAACAACATTCTCTGCAGATATTGCAGATGGTAGCGGAGGAGCCAACACGGCAGCTTTTGCTGATGACGCTGCTTCATTAAATTTTGCAGCTAAAAAAGATACTGAGGTTGAGGCTGCTACTGCTAAAAAATCTTCTTCAAATGTAAGATCTGGCACAAGCTTTTTTCCTAAGAAAGGTGAACCAACAGTTACAATGTACTTTCCTCCAAGTATGTCTTTTGTTGATAACGTTGGATATGACACAAATGCTGAATTAGGCGTACTAGGTGCTTCAACATTAGCTGGAATAGAAGGTGGCATGTCAGGTTTAGGCGCGGCTGCTGAAGCAATCAAAGGAGAAGGAACTGCTTTAATTGATACATTCTTAGGTGGTGGAGATACTAGTAAAAATCTCTCACCAGGAGTCACAGACTCATTGAAACTTGCAATTGCAAAAGTAAACAACAGATTTATGCCATTGCAATCTTTTAAAAACGCAACAACTCTTGCTAATAGGTTTATTGTTAATCCTAATGTAAGAGCTATATTTAGAGGAGTTAATATACGTGAGTTTCAATTTCAATTTAAACTTATAGCAACTTCTCCAGAAGAAGCAAGAACTGTACAAAAAATAATTAAACATTTTCGAAAAGAGTTATATCCAAGAGGATTTCCAGTAAACTTCGGTTCTGCTTCTGCAGACATAGGTTATCATTTTCCGAATGCATTTAAAATAATATTTAAGTTTCAAGGAAGAAGAAATAAAAATTTACCTAAGATAAAACCTTGTTACTTAAGAAGTTTTAATGCAACAATTAATCCTACAGGTGGTTCATTTAGAAATGATGGTCAACCAAATGAGATAGATATTTCTATGGCGTTTGTTGAACATGAAACTCTTAAATCGCTTGATGTTCAGAGAGGATTCTAATGTTATATTTTAGCAACTTTTCAAATATCAGTTACAACTTCGGTGATGAACCTGATCCCGTTACATTTCAAAACATATCTGTATATGCTGACATAGTGGATCAAATTAAAAATGATCTTACTTTTGCAAACAAACATACGATACAAGAAGGTTTTAGACCAGATCAAGTATCGATACAATTGTATGACACGCCTTTACACTATTGGACTTTTTATCTTTTAAACGATGATTTAAGAGAACAAGGTTGGCCTTTACCTAATCAAGAACTAATTACTTACATACAAAAATCTTTTCCGAATACTGCTATAACTACTAGAGAAAGTTTTGCAACTAAGTTTAAAATAGGTCAAACAATAACTGGTAATACATCTGCACAAAGCGGTAAAATAATAAGAAGAAATTTAGATCTAGGACAAATCATTGTAGAAGGAACCGTATCCTTTGCAAGTGGAGGAGAAACTTTTACTTCTACTAATTCATCTGGTGTCTCAGAAACTCTTGTTGCCGTATCGTCGGAAAAAGAATTTTTATCAGAAAGTCATTACGTAGATGGTACTGATACTATAGTTGATATTGATCCTACGGTAGGTCCTGGTGCTTTACTCACTGGTAAAACACATCAAGATGTATACCATGCCGTAAATGAAAATTTAAAACAAATTAAAGTTATTAAACCGGATTTAATTAATGGAATAGTGACAAGCTTTAAAAAGTCACTAAGGGGCTAAATGGAATTATCTGCGCATACAAGTACCGATTATTTAATCGTTGAAGCTACTATATCATCAACACGAAATGATACAGAAGTTGATATAAGAACTTTAGTTTCAGAATTTACGATTTATGAACATATCGAAAAACCTTATTTAACTGCAAGATTGACTTTCAAAGAAGAAGAAAATATTCTACAAGACGTTGATTTTCAAGGCGGTGAAAAATTAACTATTACTATTCAACATTTAGAAGAAACAGTATCTGCTAATACTATTACCAAAGAGTTCTTAGTTGATAAGATTGAAAATGTAGTAAGAGTCGACGAAAGAACAGAATTTGTAGTATTACATTTGATGGAATACCATGTGTTCGATTCATCAGGTCAAAATATTAGTAAATCTTATGTTGGTTCTCCTACATCAATTATAAAAACAATCATAGAAAACTTTTTAGACAAAAAAGTATTGATTGAAGGAATTGATGATGTGAAAGACATGAAAGTTATAATTCCAAATTTAAATCCTTTAGAAGCCGGTGCGTGGTTGAATAAAAGAGCTACTACCAGTGATGGTCTTCCTTTCTTTTTCTTTTCGGCTCTTGGAGTAGATAATTTAATATTAAAAGATTTAGAAAAAATGTTGACTCAACAACCCATTAATGCAGAGCAACCTTACATATATGCACCTAGTGCTGGTGATGGTAATGAGATTGTAAAAAGATATTTGATATTTAAATACAGATATGAATCTCAAGAAAATTTATTAAAGATTATGAGGAATGGCCATGTAGGTGCAAAGTATGTTTTTCATGATACGTTCAAAGGCATACCTACAAATGTTGATTTCGATGTTGATAACGTTTTTAAGACGTTGATCGTTAAGAATGCTCTCGGTGGAGAAAATTCTAGATACAATCATTCTCCAGAATTTAAAATAAAAGATAAAAAGATTGGTCAACATACTTCAAAAGTTATATCTCAAATTGCTTCATCTGGAGCTTATGACACGACAGGAACAACATTCAAAAGTTATCAAGATGAAAAAACTGTTGGTGGTCAAACTAAAAAGATTAATAGAGATTCATTAAAAGAATTTTTAATTAAATCACCACTGGTCATAACAGTAAGAGGAAGAGAATTTATTACTGGTGATGCAAACTATACCGTTGGTAAAACTATAAGGCTTAGATTTTTAGACACAAGTCCTTATACAGATGATCAAAGTGCAAAGTTTGATTTAAAGAAATCTGGAGATTATCTTATAATGACAGCAAAACATGTTTTTTCAGATGAAGGTGTATCTACCGAATTAATGTGTGGAAGAGTTGCATCGCTAGGTGTGGAGGCTGAATTATAATGGCAAATTATTACGGAGATGAAACTAGATGGTTCATAGGATATGTTGTTAATAACGTTGATCCTTTAAAACTCGATAGAGTCAAAGTAAGAATAATTGGTATTCATACTGATAACGTTGAAGATATTCCTGATGATGATTTACCGTGGGCACAAGTTGGTGTACCAGTAACTGAAGACGGTAGTTCTGGTCAAGGCGCAAACTCACAATTGAAAATAAGAGCACAAGTCTTTGGCGTATTTCTTGATGGAAAGAATTCACAACTTCCTTTAGTGTTAGGTTCTATTCCAAAAATTGAAACAAATACAAATTCAATTGATGAATCATTACCTTCTGTATCAATTCCTATAGATGGAAATACTAATATTGAAAAAGCATTTAACTTTTTCATATCGCCTGAAGGTGGCGAATTTACACCTCAACAAGCGTGTGGTATGATTGGAAACTTTTGTGTAGAATCTGGAGCAACTGCAAACAGAGGCGATATTAATCCTGCGGCAGTGTCAGGATTTAAAGACGAAGGATCATTTGGAATAGCTCAGTGGAATCCTGCAAAGAAAGCGGGTGACAGGTTTGGTGAACTTCAAAAGTTTTCTGGTAGAATAAATAAAGATTACAGAGAAATGGAAACACAATTGAGATTTGTTAAACATGAACTAGAGACTCTTCCATATTTAGGGATAGGCCAATTAAGAAGTGCAACTACTCTTAAAGATGCCACTATAGTTTTTCAAAATAAATATGAAAGACCTAACAAAGATCTTGCGCACACAGATCAAAGAATAGCATTTGCACAAGAAACAATGAAGAAACTTGGCACTGGTGTTGATAATGATCCAATTAATCCTGAGGAGTAGAACATATGTCTTTTAGCGAATCCTTTAGTCTTAACGGAAAAGCTTTTCAAAGAGGTATAGGACCTATTGGAAAAAGCCGTGAGTTTAATGGAACAACGTTTACTTTTGCTCCGGAAGATAAAGGCAGAATAGTAAAGATTGATTTAGTTAGAGCAGGAAAAGACAGTTTAAGTAATTCTAGGCTTGAAGAAGGTACAGGTTATATCTTTAATGGAACGTCTGTAAGACTAGTTAATGGCGGTGTAAACTTCTTTAGAATTGAAGGTGTAAGAGAAGTTACTCAAGATGAATTTCTTAAAGCCACTGAACAAGCACCAGTATTAAGAGAGATACAGGCCTTAAATATTTTTCAAGCTTCTGGAGGTTCAGAAGTTGCTACTGTTAAAACAGAGCAAATAAAAAATTCTGT